TCTGTTTCAATGTCTTTCAGATAGATTACATTCCCGTCGGAATCATCACCATAAGAATTACTGCGGTCACCGAGGGCAATGTACAGGACGTCGAATTTCTTGTCGTAGTCAAATACGATGCTATTCTTCTGCAACATATATCGCCTCACCTTCTCCACAGCCACTTTTCTTGTTGTTATTAGGATATGCGGTTACGACCTCGCCCGATCCGCCGCAGACAGACACAACAACGTGCGTATATTTGAGTTTCGGGTAGTATGTAGCACTTTTCGATTCTTTTGTATATATCCGACGTTCATCTAGCGGAGGGTTCGTGTCATGACTTGGCAAAATTAGTTCCGGCTCCCGAATCGTCTCCACGATTGCGTCTACGTTTGAAACCATGATGCTGTGGTTAAGCGCCACATGAGAATCCCACTGCTCTTTTGTGCAGAATACTTTTATCCCGCTTCTGTCAACAACTTCGAAAAAATTAGGCATCAATCCACCTGCTCACTCAGGATTTTGGACATCATTGCAGGGAGTGCCTCTGCTAACTGCTCATTCACAATCATCGCAGCTACCGTTTCTTCCTGGTCGCTGTCCACAACGCCATTCGCTCCAACTACCGGATATTTATGCTTAAAGGTAAAAACAAATTCGTTCTTCGCCTCGTTCGCAGTAACAGTCAGCGAATTTGCGTAAATAGGCTTGCACATTGTAGTATAATCTCCTTCTCTGTTTTTGATGCCATTATAGAACAAATTAAGCTCATTGTAAATGCAACAGAATATTAAATTTGCAATTCTGCCACAAGAGCCGCCCTATCCGGGCGGCTCTGTTGCATGTTCCCGCAGTACATTCACGCACCGCGCTATGATCTTCTTGACGCCGTTTACGCTCAGGCCCTCGCGCTCGGCAATGCGCTCATGGCTCCAATCGTCAAGAATCTTCCGTTTCAGGATTCCCCGGTATCGCTCCGAAAGAATCCATTCGTCGATCAAATGCTCCCAATCGCTGCGGCTCAGACTCGGCAGCCCCCGCAGCATATGCCCTCCTTACTTGCTATCCAGCACGGCGATATTGCCCTTATTGGATACCCTCAGACCCAGCGCGGCGGCGATATCGCGCACCTTGACATAGTTCGTGCCGTTTTTCAGGATGCGTTCGACGGCGACCTCCTTGCCGTCCACGATCATTTTGCTTTTTTCTACCACTTCGTCCTCAAACCTTTCCAAGAATTTTTTCCACTGCTCGTTGCCAGTGGTGTGATAGTAGGTGTTCATGTCCGTGCCGACGAACGGGCGCGGGCAGAACTTCCCGGACACATCATAGTGCCGGATGATGTGATCCGCCGGAATGTTGTGCTCCTGCATGAGCTTGCGGATGAGCCACTCAGCATTGTCCAGCACCTTTTTCTCGAAGAACCAGTCGGTGTCGTAGGCTCCCATGCGCTTCCGGTTGACCTTCTTCGGCCTCAGCTCCACGCCGATTGAGTTCCAGTTCCGGCACTCCGGATGCAGCGTACCGTCTCCGCAGTGCCACGCCACATCCGTATCCTTTACGCACCGGTAAATGATATCGCCTTCGTCCACGGCGTAGTGTGCGCTGGCTCTGGCCTGCGGGTTTTTGAACCACTCGGCCACGCTGGCCGCAGAGCCGAGTGCGCCGAAGTAGTGTACGACGATCCATTTCGGCGTGCAGCCGCCCGTTCGATGGTTGATCGGCGTGAGCGCGTCCTTAATTACCGGCATTGCTCGCGCCTCCATCCACTGCGTCCTGCACCTTCTGGCTCTGCGTGCCGAAGTAGAACGCGATCACGACGGCATACACCGTCATAAAGTCCTGGCTGATCTTGCCAACCACGGCCATGTACGCAAATACCGCCGTAAGCGTCAGCGTCACAAGGCTCTTCACGCTCAGGAGATTCCCGAGCCGCTTGATGATCTTATCCATCGTATGTACCTCCATCGTCTTTATCATTTGGTTTTGCAAATACTCTCTTGAGCAGGAGCAAAAGCAGCTCCCCGCCGAAGGCCGCGCCCGCGAATACCAGCACGTCGCTGAGATCACACGTCCTGTCCAGCAGGACAGCGGCGGTTTTCAGGATCATCGCCCATGTGGCTACTGCCGTGAGCATCCACAGGCAGTAGTACACAAGCTCGCGGGCCATACGGCCCTTTGTCCATCGTTTCTTGTCTCTGCGCATTAGCCCAGCCCCAGCCTCGCCAGCGCAAATCCGATCAGTCCTGCAAGGATTGCCGTGATAACTCCCTTTACGACCGCCTCCCAGCGGCCTCCCGGCAGCGCCTTGATGCTTTTCACATCGGCCTTGATCTCATTCACGTTTTCCTCGATCGCCTCCTGCTTGGTCGCCAGCACCTCCACCGAGGTCGCCAGCTGATGCAGCGCCCTGTTGTCTGCCTCCAGCTCGTCGATCCTGTGCGAGTTGCTCTTGCATCGCGCCTCCACGGAGGCGATCTGCGCCTGAATTCCATCATCCATCTTGATACTCCTTTCAAAGCTTTCTATTTCGCACTCCGGGCAAACCATCCTGCCCTCCGGCACGGCCTGTCCGCAGCATACGCATGTATCCATCATTTTTGCCTCAATTTGCAGTCAGTGTAACGGTAAGGTTCGCGCCTGTACCCTTTACGGCAAATGCAATACCATACTGCACCTCCGGCACTTTCCCGGCCTCCCACGAAAGCGTGAATCCCTTTGCGTCGGAATCCACCGCCATCTTGGAACTGAGGCTGAAATTGTCCGTGTTGTAAATGTACACGCCGGCTGAGAACACGCCAGCCGCTGTATACCAGCACATTGCGCTGTCACTGTAAGGGTTTGACGTTGGGCCGCCCGTTACCTGATCTGCGCCGCTCAGCCGGATCGTCAGCCCATTTGGATAAAGCTTGTTGCTGATCTGTATCTTGCTGGTGTGGCCAATGGTCACATATCCCGCTGCCGATTTCTCCGCTCCAGAGCCGGTTGACAGGCGCGTATTATCTGCGTAGCCATAGGTCGCCAGCACGTCCACCGTCTGTGCTTTTACCGTCAAATGGTACGTCGCAGTGAACCCGCCGTCCTCTGTAGTCGCGGTAATATCCGCTGTTCCTGCGGAGAGCGCTGTCACGACACCATTCACGACGCTTGCCACTGTCGGTGCAGAACTTGTCCAAGTGACCGTCTTGTTGCTGGCATTTTCCGGAGACACCGTTGCTGTCAGCGTAACGCTTCCACCCTTTTCGAGTTCCCCGGAGGACGCATTGAGTGCAATACCCGTTACCGCAATAGACGCAACGCCGGTGAATACCTCACGGTCGTACCCCGCGCCGAAACAGTAGCTGTAGATTTTCTGCGCGGCTGGATTGAGCACGTTTACTACGAATGCCGTATCGTCTGCCGTTCCCGCCGTTTTGTTGTACGTCGTTTCTTCTCCGAATTCGATCCCGTAATACTCGCCATTGCCGTTTTGGCCGTATTCGTTGTTCCGGCTGAAACACATATTGGGGATCGCCACGCGCCATGCGTTAAATTCTGTAGGTGTGTTGCCGGAAATGCTGTTCAGCTTCGCGGCCTTAAAGCAATGCACATGGCCATGGAATGCACAAAGAAACTGTGCACTGTGGGAGTTCGCGAAATTAACACTCTCTCCACCAGCTACGATACTGCCTCCCTCGACATACGCCTTGATGATGTTGGCACATACGCTCACGACGCTCCAATCCAATGGATGGTGCGAAAGCGTTAGTATTCGCCACCCGGATTTTGCTCCGACTGCCTTCATAGTTTTTGCGAACCATGCTGCCTGTGCATTCGATACATAGCCCGTGGATGCTTTGTCTGCTGTTAAACTTTCCGAGGTGTTCAGGCAGATCACGCGCAGCTTTTTGCTCTCGAAGTCTCTGTAACAGTATCCTGCGACAGTCGAGCCATAAGTGGCTCCCTCGCAATATTTCCCGATAAGCTGGAAAAGCTCCGAATCCGGTATCGTCGTCCCGTTCTGCGTGACGGCATACGCTCCCGCGTCGTGATTGCCCACCGTCCGAAACTGCGGTATCCCCTGAAACGCTTCGTCAATGTCCGCGTTGATCTCCGCAATATGTTGCTTTGTCTCCGGGATCGTCGTTGTGCTTGCTCCCCAAGTGTAGTCGCCGAGATAGCAGCAGAAATCGATTCCCGGCAGAATGTAGGCCAGAGCCTTCATCGCCTGCGCCGCGTTCAAGTTTCCGGCCACGATATCCGCGCTGCTGTCCTGCTGATGCGCGTCCGATGCCGCAATAAACACAATGCTGTCCGATGTCCTTACCGCCTTGACCTTCTCCGCCACCGAAAGTGCCTCCGCCTTCACATAGTCCGGAATCTCCGCGTGCTGTATGCTTTCTTTTGCCGAAATCGCATCCACCGCATCTCCGAAGCCCTTTGCATCGTCCCAAGTGAGTTTTGCCGCCGAGCCGGTTTTTGCGCGAATCCGGTCTGCCGTGTGGGTCAGCGCCGCACCGTTTGTCAAATATTCACTCAAAATGACGCACCTCCCGCACTGAGCAGTTCGGCAGCCGCCCATGCCCCATCCACAACGCGCAGGAATTTCCCGTTATCAGCGGATGTAACAGATGGAACACCTTTTGGAATTTCCACGGTTTTCTCCACGCTTCCGTCGTAACTCGTCGTCGTGTTGCCAATCTTGATGTTGAGCGCCCAGGGATTTGGGAGTTTCGTCGGAATCGTTGGGATATCCTCGCTTCTTGTCAGCGTTCCATTCCATGCAAGCCAATCATTCCCGTTGTATACCACGCATAGATATTTCGGTTTTTGCGTCGGATTATTTGATCCAGCCGCTCCAAATCCGAGCATCACATTCCCAGAAATATTTACCGCAGCCTCAAGCGGAAGTGTGTATGGGATGTTAATATTGCTGAACTTTGCAATCGCATACACCGCATACCCTGCCGCATAGGCCGCATACACTTCCGCAGCCGTTTTGTCAACAGTTACGCTATCATCGGCTCCTTGCGTCACCGTCACATAAAATGCGCTCTTCGCTGCGCCAGTCGCGCCGTTGACAGACGTGACGGGTGCTTCCGTCAGATAATCCTCGCCGGGTGTGGCGGCGGTCACGCCACCCGCGCCGTCACCCTTGAGGATTCCGGCGGCGGTGATCTTGTTCTGCTTCCCGCTCAGATCGATCAGCGCAGCCGCGTCTTTCGCAATCTCCTGCTTATCGGCCTCTGTAAAGTAGTCTGTGCCCTTGACCGGCGCCTTCCCCGCTGGCCCCTGCGGGCCTTTTAGGTTGACGGGCGCTGGGTTGGCCTTGCCGCCGTCGTTCGTCCAGCTCAGATCGCCCGCAGCGGAGACGGACGGCGTGAATGTCGTGCCGTCTGCGCCGGGTGCTCCATCCTTGCCTGGAGCGCCGTCCGGGCCTGCGGGGCCGGTCGCACCCTGCGGGCCGGTTGCACCCCTCGACGGCTTCCCGGTGTCCTCGTCGCCGAGATACCAGTTCCCGTTTGCTCCGATCGTCGGCGTAATGCCGTCCTTGCCGTCCTGCCCGGTACCGCCCGACCCGCCCGCCGGAATCTTGTATACGTCCTCCAGCCCCGGAAATTTGATGCTTTTCAGCTCTTTCACCAACTGCCACCTCCCAAAATCAGAATCTCATACGGCACGCTTGCGAACGTTGCTGTGATCGTATTGGGCAGCGCAAACACTGCGCGTCCGCTGCTGTTGTATGCCACACCGCCGTATGCGTACTTCTCCGCCTTTGCGCCGGTCGCGGTCATGGACATATACGCACTGAAATCTTCGCTGCAGAATGAACACACGACATTGTTTCCCGTGATCGTGCTTTTCGTGTAGACCAGCGCAAAGGACGGGGGACTCGCTTGGACCAGCTGCGTCTCCGCCTCGCTCAGCACCAGTGTTTTCTTGTCGTTGGATACCTCTGCCGCCGTCATGGTCCTTTTGACGAGCACTGGGTACTGGACGCCCTTCACAAGCACCGACCCCAGCGCGTCATATGCTGCATCCTTCGTCACGGAGATATCCGAAGCGCCCGGCGTGACCGTCTTGTTCTGCAATTTCATTGCCTGAATGGTCTGTGCGCCCGCGAGATACTTCCCGGTGGGGATGGTCTGCGGCCGTGTGGACGGCGCATAGGCCGTTGCCGCGAGGCTTTCAATCTCACCCGTGACCTTTCCGCCGTTGACATACGCCGTGTACGGTTTGAGGATCTGCGCGGCGGTCGCCGTCGCATCGGAAATGTCCGGCCGCGGATCATAATGCCCGGCCTCCTCGACCAGCTGCTCGATGGTTTTCTTTCCGGTAAACCCGAAGATCGTCCGCAGCGCCGACGCCAGCGCGTCGAGCTTGCTCTTTGTGACTACTACCTTATCGTTCTCAGCCATATGTCGCCACATCTCCATTCGGAAGCGCTTCCAGAACGGCATTCACCATTTCTGTTTTGTCCGCTTCTGTAAAATAATCCGTCCCCTTGACGGGCGTCTTGCCGTCCGCACCCTTCGCGCCCGGTGCCCCCGTCGCGCCCGGTGCCCCCGTCGCGCCCGTAGCGCCCGCAGGCCCTTTGATGTTGACCGGCGTCGGATTCTCCAAGCCTCCGTCGTTCGTCCAGCTGATAACGCCCTCCGCGCTGACGGACGGCGTGAACGTGTATCCGTTCTGCCCGCTCGTTCCGGTTCCCTCGGTCGTCAGCGCCCGGATGATGATGTTTCCGTTTCCGTCGTCCTCTACCACGGTCTGGAAGCTGTCTCCCTTCGGACCCGGACGGCCCTGCGGGCCGGTCGCGCCGTCCTTGCCGTCTGCGCCTGCGGGGCCTGGCGGCCCCTGCTTGCCCGTTGGGCCTGCCGGTCCCCGGATGTCTCCGAGGTCAACGGTGCTTCCGTCCGTCAGCGTAAAGATCAGATGCCCTTTGTCTGATACCGCCACAGCCTTGATGCCTCTGGAAATGAGGCCGTGGATCGTCACCATCACGCTTTCCGGAATTTCGATTTTCATACCCTCGCCTCCTTATTCCACACGCGCAATGTTCCCGCTCGCAAGCGTGGTCCGGTTGCCGTGCGTGTATAAAATGTCGTACCGGTAGATGCCGCGCGGGAACTTGGCCGTCACCTCGTCCGTGAACGCCAGCGTGACCGTGTTCTCGTCCGCGCCGGTGAAGGAGAATTCCTGCACGGCCTTCTTTGTCCAGTCGTAGAATGTGACCTTGATCGTGTCCGTCTGCCCGATGGCCACGTCCGCGCCGTCCTGGTCCTCCAGCTCCAGCCGGAGCCGGAGGGAGAACGTGTCTCCCTCATACCAGCAAATGCACCCGTTCGCAATGCGCGGGCTGACCCGCGCGCCGGGGATCGTGTTTGCCGCGCTCATTTCTGCGCCTCCTCCCATTTCTTGATCTTGTTTTCCGCTTCCTTCTGCGAAAGTCCGCTCACCATGAATGCGTTCCGCAGGTATCCCTTGAGCCTTGCTTTCCCGGCCTTGTCCGCCGCCAGATACTCGTCGCGGAACATGTCCGTGATGGCCGCGCGGATCTCCTTCGGCTCGTATCCGTCCTTTTCAAGGCCCTTGAGCGTGCTCCGCAGATCCTTCCCGGTCGATACGGCCTTGTAAAGCTTGTCGTGGTTTTCCGTCCAAGGCTCAAATCCCGTTGGCGTGTAGTCCTCCTTCGCCAGCTCCGTTTTCTGTTCCGGCGACAGATTGAGCCCGTCTATCAGCGCGATGGTCTCCGCTTTCACGCTTCCGGAGATCGTCTTTCCGTCTGCGTCCTTCTCGCCGGTCACGCCGGACTTTTCTTGCAGATACCGGAGGTATTCTCCCATGTCCGCGCCCTCTGCCAGCAGCTTGTCGATCTGCGCCCGCTCCTTGTCGCTTGCCATCATGTTGTAGTAGTACAGCACCTTCCCGCTGTCCTCAATGTCGAACGCATTGAGGAGCTGCATTTGCAGCTGCTCCTTGGTCTGCGTGTCGGTCTTTTTGACCTTGGACATGGCCTTGATGAGCTCATAGCTGTCTCTCTGGTCAACTCCTCCGGCGCGCATCGCCTCATACGTCTGCGTCGCCTTCTCGCTCAGCGCGCCGAAGCCCGCCTCGACCCACGCCTGCGCCTCCGGCGTCGCGCTCTTGCCGAACAGCAGCGTCCGCCAGACGGCATTCGCCTTGTCTCCCTTCCGGTCGGTGTAGATCGGATACTGGAGCCGCCCGTTCGCCGTATAGCTGCCCTGCCGTTTCAGAGCGCTGATGCCCTGCCACATTTTCTTGATCTGCCCGCCGCCGAACGGCAGCAGCCAGTAGGCCGCCGGGTTGACCATTTCCTTCCCGACCTTCGCCAGCTTTTCCTCGTCCGTCGCGGTCTCCGAGTCCAGCGCAGTCAGGATGTTCTTTACATTCGGCATGGAGCTGGAGAAGGGGAGCTTGCCGCCGCCCATCAGGTTTCCGATAAACGGTGCTTCCTGCCCGACGTTCTCCGCCAGATTCTGAATCGTTCCGACCACGCCCTCCGGCTCCGACTCCTTGATAAGCCCGCCGCCGGTCGCAGCGTCCACCAGATTATTCAGCTCATACCCCGTCAGATCGCCCACCGTGTCGTTGATGATCCCCAGCGGGTCAGTATTCGGTCGCCGCCCGGCGAGAAACTCATATATCTCGTTGAAAAGGAAGCTTCCGATGAGGAACTTGAACAGCGCATAAGCCAGCGCCCCGATGCCCTTCTTCCGCTGCTCGCGCGGGAGATCCTTGAAGAGATACGAATATGTGTTGTTTACCTCCAGCTGGAACTGTGTGAACATCTTCATAAGCGGGTTTCGCGCCTCAAAGAGCGTCGGCATCGCGCCCTTCGATCGGTCTGCCATCACGTTTGCCGCGAAATCGTCCGCCTCGCGCATCGCCGTCTCCTCGCTCATGCCGCGTTCGATGTTCTCCATGTACCGTGCCCGGACAATGGTTCCCGCAGAAAACTGGTCGATCCACTCCATGGGTGTGGACAGGAATGCGCTCGCGTTCTGCTGCCATGTGCGGACCAGCGGATCGCTTCCGGCGCGGTTTGTGAGGAAGTCGCTCGCTTCCACAAGTCCGTCGTTCGTCTTGATGTTTGCCAGCGTCTGCCACATCCCCTTGAGCACGGAGATCGTCTTGAGCTGCGCCCCCGCCTGCGTAATAACGCCGAAGTTCGTCAGCCACGACGCCGGGTTGACCGCGACCATGTTCGCCGCCACCCTGTTCTGCCATGCCCTCATGAAATTGTAGAGCTTGCGCCCGCCCAGATGCTCCATGCTTCGGTCATACTTGCTCTTCTTGTTCGCCAGCAGATTTGTGTATTCGTCCAGCTCCACCGCGAAGTTCGAAAGCGAAAACTGCCCCTTGTCCATGATCTCCTTGATCTCAAGCTCCTTCTGGTGCTCGGTCAGATCGTCTCTTGCCCGGATGTCGTCCACCCGCTCCCGCAGTCCCTCGTCCGACGTGCGGTATCGCACCTGCTGTGCAAGCGCCCGCAGCTTCTGGATGGCGTCCGTGTAGCAGATCACGCTGGCCGCGCCCTCCACGTACTTGTCAAAGCCTTCCACCGCGTCATACGCCGTGTCAAAGCCGATGCGCTCCAGCGCATTTCCGAAGTAGGTGATGCCCGGCTTGAAGGTGTGCGTCAGGCCGCTGATGGTCGTCGGCAGCGCCGATACCTCCGCGTCGATGCCGAGCGCCTTTCCCATCAGACCCAGAATGCCGTCCGTCGTCCCCGGCTGAAAGTGGGGGAAATAGCCCTGCCGGTAGTTGATCGGCTCATAGCCGTTGCGGATGCGCACGTCATTCATCTGCTCAAATAGCCCGTCGTAGATCTTCCGGAACGTCTCCACGGCGTTTTCGATCTTCGCCCTGTCCAGCCCCGGACTCGTAGCCCACAGATCCAGCACGATCTGCCGCCATTCGTTGAGCGTCTTTCCGTCCCGGTCCTGTGCCCTCGGGTGCTGCTCCAGATATCGGATGTTGTCCTGTGCCTCTCCCAGCAGCTGCACCGCATGGGCCTCGCTCACGGCGTCGCCCTTGCGAGCCTTCCGGCTCAGATCCAGCTCCTTGACCTGCTCGCGCAGCTGGTTTTTCAGCTTGTTCGCGTTCGCGCTGGCCGTCCGGACTGGCTCGAAATACGTCTTGTTGATCGCCTCCGCGTCCGCCTCCGGGAAAATATCCCGGACGTTGCGCGTCATTGTCTCCCGGCTGTACTCGATTCCGGCCTTCTTGTCCTTGGCCTTCTCCGCGTTTTTCAGAAGGTTGTCCGCCTGCTCGCGGAGCTTGCCCTTCCGATACCGCCGCCAGTCTGCGATCTTGGCCGCCGCCGCGTCATAGTCTGCCTTGGCCTCGTACATGGCAAGGATGCCCTGCGCATTCTCCATGCCCTGCACGTCCTCCGGCGTGATCTCGCCGCGCAGGAGGCGATTCAGGACGCTGTTGTCCTCCGCCGTCAGCAGGTTCTTTACCGCCGCCCGCTCATACGTCCGCCGCAGGCCCTTGAGGTCTGCGTACAGGCTTTTGACCTCCTCCATCGTCGTGGGGACGGCCCGCGCCTGCTGCTGCCGCATCCGCGCCTCGGCATACCGCCTTGCCACATTCAGCGCTCCCAGCATGTTCTCCACGCTGGCCTCGTAGTCGTTCTTTGCCCAGCGCTTGAATTCCTCCGCGTCCTCGCCGTGGTATTCGTCCAGCGACATCTGTACCTTCTCAATTCGCTTCGATACCTCGAACATCCGCATGAGCTGATCCGCCGGATGCGTGATGCTCTCCGGGAACAGCTCCGGCGCCATCTGCTGCATTTCCTTGTATGCCACATCGACCGGCAATCCGCCCTCGTTTGCGATGCGCAGCCGCCCCGAAGCAGCCCTTCTGAAATCGTCAAAGTCCGCAATGTCCGCCCGGTCTGCCTCCGACAGCGTGACTTTCAGATCGCGCAGCCGCGTTTTTACGTCCTTGTACTGGTCGTAAAATTCCGTGTCCATCTCCACGCCGCGCCTGTAGGACTCCTCAAAGTTCCTGTCCACCGTCTCCTGCGAGATCCTGCCGGTCTGGAGATATTCGTTCATCATTTCCTCAATGGCAGGCTTGAGCACCTCCTGACGTGCCGCAAACGGCATCGAGAGCGTCTGCTGGATGGCCGCCGCCGTCTGCCCGCGCACCCTGCGCAGATAGTCCTGCGCCTTCTTCGGAATGCTGTCCAGCGTGAAAGCGGTCGCCCCACCCTCATCCTGCGCATCCTCCGCCACCGAATAGCGGATATCCGGATTATCCCTGTCAAACGTTCCGACATTGTCCGTTGCGCTCTTGACCTGATTCTCGCTGAGCGCAATATATGCGTCTGTACTGCGCCCCCAGCTTCCCGCGTCGTTCGCAAGGATAACTCCGTCATACCCCGCCCGTTTGAGTGCATCCGTCAGGACTTCCTTTGCCCGCACAGAAAGCGCGTCTGCCTTGCTTGTCCATTCTTCAACGACAGCGTCCTCCGCATCGAATACACGCTCAAACTCCGGCGTTCCATAAAGGGAGCGGCTGCTTTCTCCCGGATGGTTTTTCTTCCATTCCGTCAGAAAGTTGATGAAATTCCGTTTTGCATCCTCGAATTTCTGCTTGTATTCCTTGTCGAGCGCGGCGTGCTCCTGTCTGATTGCATCGTATTCCGGCGATAGCTCCCGAAGCTGCCGCGTCAGATCCGCACGATCCTGTGCGTAGAGCGGATTTCGGATGTTCGCGTAAAGCGCCATCTGCTTCTTCCCGTTAAGGCCGATATCCCGGATGCTGCTTTTCAGGAAGATTCCAAACGGCGTTTCATTGTCACGCGTTCCCGCGCCGTTTTTGCGAATGTCGAAAATCGTGAAGTCGTTCCCGGTCTGATGGTAGACCACCTTCGGCGTCCCGTCCGCATTCACGACCTTGCTTGCCGTCTCCGGCTTGTTCTGCCAATCGCCAAACCAACGCTTGAATTGTTGCGATTGTGTTACATTTTCAATGGACATATTGATTTTTGAATCAAATTTGCGTACAATACCATTAGAAGAAGTCGCTGCGGCTTGCAGGATGCTGGGGAATTGGACCCCTTCACCTGCAAGCGTGGCGGCTTTTTTCGTCACATAGAAAATGCTGTTTTCGCCAGAATTAAATTGAGCGATAGCCTCATTTACAAGTCCACGCGCGTTTTTTTCATAAACGCTGGCGATCATATTGACGTCCATGACAGTCCCATCTACGGTGTTCTGTGCTGTGATAGATACCGGCACGACCAAGGATTTCCCGTTGGTTCCGACATCCACCAGCGCCACAACGCTGTGTGTGCTGCGCAATGGGGTTGCATTCCTGTCAACGTCCTTCGCGGAGATCACCATGACCGGGTTCTTTACTGCCTGCAAGATGTCAGCAACCGCTCGTTCCCCCAGTCCATGATAATTCGTGTTCTTTCGGAATCGACCTTCCGCCTTGGCTTCGTCCTGCGTTTTTGCAATGGAATACACGTGCCCGCTTCCCACAACAAAAGGCAGATCCGGCATCCCCAGCTTCCTGTAGATCTCCGGCGTGTAGCCAACCAGAAGCGCGTCCTTTGAATTGATCGTTCCGTTCAGGATGCCATGCACGGCGTTCTGATACGCCGCCGTGATCTCATCCTGCGTCTGCTCTCTGCTGTCAGCCTCAGAAACCGAATACTTCTCCGGCGGGCCTCTGGTCCCGCCGTTTTCTTCTGCCGCCTGCTGGGCCTCCTGCGCCTGCCGGGCGGCTTTTTGTATGATCTGCGTCTTTGCTTCCGGCATCCGGTCCATGCCCGCGTAGGCGTCCGCGCAGATCTCTTCGATGTACGTATCCAGCTCCGCGCCGTCGTAGCAGCCCTCGTATGCCTCGGCATACCGCTGTGCAAGCTCCTGAATGCCGTCCTCGCCCAGCTCGTCTGCCAGTGTCTGCCGCACCGCGTCCATGGCATACGGCCAGTCCTTGATCTGATGGTGGAACGCCTCGTGCTTTGCCAGCTGCTCCACGGTCCATTTCTTCGACGTCGCATTGATCCACACCGCGTCGCCCATGACCACGCCATCCGCGTACCGTGTGACCTTCGCTTTTTGATTCTCGATGCTGATCGCGCCGACCGTGAAATGCACGTCCTTGAAGCCCTCGCGCCGGAGCATTGCGGCGGCAGCCTTCATGCTGTCCGTCCATGTGCTCTCCGGGGCCTCGCGGAAGCTCCGCTGCGCCGACCCCTTTTCCAGTCCAATGTCCTTTCCGCTCAGGTACGGCTGTCCCGCAGCGCGGACGCGATTTTCGAGCTCAATTCGTTCCGCGACTGCGCTTGCCTTTGCGGATCGCGTTTTTGCGCCTCCTGTGCCCTCTGCCACTGCTCCAGCCTGTTCTCCGGAATCCATACCTGCATCCCGTTTGCCGCCGTCATCAGCAGCCGTGCTTCCTGCTTCCTCGCCATTGATAAACCCCTTTCCGGCGTTCCATGCCGCCCTCGTCATGCCGTCTCCCAGCAGCCTGTCTTTTGTGCCTGCAAGGCTTTCACCCAGCGCGCCTCTGTCGAAAACGTCCCGGACGTGCTGCGCGTATTCCGCCGCGCTCACGCCCTTGTTTTTCCCCTTCTGGGCGTTGTACTCGCGGATCATCCGCTGCGTGAGGCTGTCTCCGAAATGATAGACCTCCCCCGCATACCGCAGCGTCCGCTCCTCGATCCCCATCCCGTCAAACGCCTTGGCCGCGTCGAGCCTTGCGTAGCTGCCCTTTGCGACGGCGTTACCGATCAGCCATGCCTGCGCGTCCGCAAGGAAGTCCGCGTTGTTCGTTTCCTGAGAAACAAACCCAATGCTCCGGATTCCATACTGGAAGCTTGTAATCATGGAAGAGACCGGGACTTTTGCTCCCTCGCCTTTTCCATCCGCCTCCTTGAGCCGGTAGATCTCAGCGACTGCCTCGTCCAGCCTCTTGTCGTAGTCCCTGACTGCATCCGGCACGGTCACATCGCTTTTTTTGATCTCGGCTGCCGCCAGCTTCCGGGCGTCGTATTGATTTGCAGCAAGTGCCTGCGGCTTGCTTTCCTGCGCTTCCTGCTTTGCAGGCTTCGTCTCCGCCCGCTCCTGTGCTGGCTTTGTCTGCTCCTGCGCGGTCTCCCGTACCGTCTCCTGTGCCTTCGGAGCGGCCTCCTTTGCGGTCTGCGCGGCCTCCCGCGTTTCCTGTGCGGCCGTCTGCGTCTGTGCCTGCTGCGGCCTTGCCGCTTCCTGAACGGCCTGTACGGTCTGCCCGCTTGCTTGCTGCGGGGCTTCTCTTGCCGCCTGCCGCGCATCCCGTTCGTCTGCATACTGGTTGTACCGCTCAAAGGCACTCATGGGCGCTCTCTGGATCGACGCCCTGCCCGCGTTCCACGCCTCCTGCGCCACATCCACGTTCACGCCCTGTGCGGCTCTCTGTGCCGCCGAAAGGCTCATTCCATTCCTTCCGTACTCGTAAGCCGCATTCACGGCCTCTGCGTACTGCTGCGCGTCCTGCGCTCCGTCGTAGCCGGATAGAAGCACGCTGGTCATGCGGTCGTCAAAGCCGTACCGTCTGGCCGCGTCGGTCAGCAGCCTGTCCGCGTCGTCCCGGCTCTCCTGTGTAAACGCCCGTTCCGCGCGGGCCTCCTCCGTCTGCTGGCGTGCCCGCGCGTCTGCTGCGCCCTTTACCTCCGCCTCGTTCAGCTTTTCAAAGGCATCCGCTGCACTGTCCGCCTCCGCGTCGTTGATGGCCTCTGTGTTCTCCTGCGACCGCGCCCACGACGCCTTTTCCGCATCCCGCGCCTTCGCATCCCGCTCATCTGCATACTGGTTGTACGTCTGAAAAGCCGCCTCGGCCTGCGCTGCCTTGGCCTCGTTTTCCTCCGCGTCCACCGCTTCGCGTACCTGCTCCACGTCCACGGTCTCTCCGGCCTGATCCATCGCGTCGATCACCGCGCCGATGTCCGCCGCGTCCGGCGTCACGCCATAGGCAATCTTGTCCCGGATCACCTGCGCCGCCTCCTGCACGTCCGCACTGTCCACGCTCTGTGCAATGTCTGCCAGCTCCGAGCCTGCCGTTCTCAAGACGCGCTCATATCGTGCCTGCTGCAGCTGCTTCGGCGCGTCGGCCACATTGCCGACCGCCGAAAGGAACACGCCTCCGAGGAATGCGTTCCCGATGGACGCTGCGTCTGCAAACTCCGTGTTATCTCCGTTGTAGATGGCCCACTCTGCCACCGGGTCGAGAACTTCTGTGACGACCTCCTCCAGACCTTCCGACGCAATGTCAAACGCCTTGCTGTTGAGGATCTTCATGATCGTCTTGTTGCTGGTGAGCTTTCCGACCGCCTGATTTACCAGACCCGCGTCCGTGTCATAGATCGGGTTGCCGCCAAACAGCTTTTCGGAGAACACCTCCAAGCCGCCCGCGACCACGCCGTAGGCCAGCGCCTGCGCGTCGCTCGCGCCCTTGTCCTTCGCCTCCAGTGCCGAGTTGCCGCCGGACGTCAGTCCGAGCGTCACGAGATTGTTTACGCCCGCAATGCCGCTCAGCCCCGCGCCGAACAGCATATTTCCTGCCGACGGCATCTGCTGCAGAATCCAGAGCGGAACGCCCTTGTATTTCCCCTCGATCTCATCGCCGAGCTTGTTCAGCTCGTCTTTGTAGTACCGTGCCGACTCTTCTCCGGCGGTCATGCTCTCGCCCGTGTAGTAGCTGCTGAAATCGTCCGCAAGGGACAGCATTTTGTCCTTGATGCTTCCATCCGGCACAGCCTTTGCGAGGTCCCGCAGCACCCACGCCGCCGCGCCGTTCATGCCCTTATCCAGATAACTGTCGACCATAAACAAGCCGCCCAGTGCCATATCCGCGCCGCCGGAGATGAACTGCGTTGCCAGGTCGCCCGCATACTCCCCGACGCGCCCGGAAACGGACTTGTCCAGAACGGCCTTTTTGTATCGCGTATAGGCAAGCTCCTTCTGCATCTCGTCCAGTGTCATGGGCGTCTCGCGTTCGGCGTTTACCTTGTCATAGGCATCCTTGAATTCCGGCAGCCCGCCGCCCTCGGCATTCTGTGCCCGCGCATAATCGCTTGCGGCCTCCAGCGCGTCGATCCGCTTCCCGTATTCTTCCGAAGTGCGCCTGCGTCCTCGCTCCTGATCCAGCGCTGCGGCCTCCTGTGCTGCCTGCTGCTTTCGCTGCCATTCCTCAGCCCGTCTTTCCATCTCCCCGTCGAACTGATTCAGACCGATCAGGCGGCTATAGTCCTGCCCGGCATTCGTCGCCGCCTGCTGGGCCGCCGTTCCGGTCTGCACCTTGCGCTGAAACTGTAGATACTTCTGAATATCCTGTGCCGCCTGTACGCGTGTCTGCATATCCCCGTCGAGCTGATTCAGGCCGAGCATGCGGCTGTAGTCCCGCTTCTGGCTTCCGCCCGCCTGCTGGGCAGCCGTTCCGACGGATACTCTGCGTGGGAATTCCGTCTGCTTCTGGTACTCTGCGACATACTGCTTGTACTGCTGATATGCCGCCTCATAGCTCTGCGGCGTCGCTTTCCTGGTGTTCGTCCGGTAATCCGGATTATATGGGCCGTTCGTGACGTTCTGCCCGCCGCCGCTTGCCTCATACTCCCGCAGCGCGTCAAGCCCGCTGCGCCACGTTCCGCCGGAGCTGCCTGCGTTTCCTGTCTGCTGGTTTCCGCTCTGCGTCTGCCGTCCACTCCGCGCCTCATACTCCCGCAGAGCATCAAGCCCTGTGCGTTTCTTTGCCATATTGCACTCCTTATTCCTTCGGGATTCCGTAGCCCGCCTTGTTCAGGATGCTGACCAGCTCGTTATACTGCTTCTTTCCGGTCGAATTGCTCAGATTGAGTTGTCCCGCCATACTCAAAAACAGGTCGTATGCCTTTTCCGGCTGTCCCGCCATGATCCACTCGGTCATACCGCGCTTGAGCTGGTTGTACGTCTGTGCCATTGCACCGCCCGCTCCGCCGCTGTTGTAGGTGTTGTCGATATACCCCTTTCCGCTTCCGGTTCCGGAGCTGCCCGCTCTTCCGCCTCCGCTGCCGCCGCTTCCACCTGCGGCCCTCTGCTGCGACTGCCAATAGGCCTGCTCCTGCGCAGCCTTCTGCTGCCAGTAGCTGAGCTGATCCGACCACTGCGTGTAATCTTTGTTCCACTCGGAGTCGTAGGAGCTCCGCGCGTCGGCAAGGTCGTTGTAGTAGTCCGATACCGTGTCCCGGTACTTGCTGTAGTCCATGCTCTCCCGGTCGCTCACGAGGCCGTACCTGTTGTAGAGATCCTGCCCCTCGTCCTGATACCGGCCATACGCCCGGTCGTAGAGCTCCGGCACGATGTCGTTCAGGCTCTGGAGGTATGCGTTGTAGGTCTGCTGTCCTACCTGCTCTGCGTAGGTCGAGCCGTAGCCGCCCGTGAGGCTGGCTGCCTGGCCCATCGTGTCCTGCATGGCCGTCCTGCCAAGCCTTTGATACTGCTCCTTGTACTGCTGATACAGCGCATCCTGATTGAGGTCGTATTGGAACGGCTTGCGGTTGGTGATCTGGTCATACAGGCTGTCCAGCTCCGCATCCCACCGCGACTGATACGCGCCCGGCCTCCGGCTCTGCACCTGCTGGAGGTATGCCTTTGCCTGCGATACCGCGCCGGAAGGGGAGTAGCCCCTTTCGAGATTCCCGAGTCTGCCCGCCGTGTAGTCGGAATAGCCCGGCAGCGTGTTCCGCGTGGAATAGCTGCCCTTGTAGTTCTGCGTGGTCTGGCCCTTGTTTACGAGCGTGGACTTGTACTGCCCGTCCGCGCCCACGCTGTCGATGCGGTAAGTACCGCCCGCAGTTACCACCTCGTCGCCGACGCCAAGCCCAGACGGCGCACGTCCGTCATCATTTACTCTGTACAGTGCCATCTTCCGCGTCCTCCTTCTCCGGCGGCCTTGCTGCCTCTGCCGCCTCCTGCATCTCCACGAGCCTTTGCAGCTCTGCTCGGTAGCTGTCAAGCACCAGCGCCGCCACGACCGGCGGCAGCCTCGACCCGTTCAGCGCCTCTGCGATCTTCTTCCTCAGCTCGTTTACTTCTTTTACCATCATGTCGCCTCCTCGGTACCCTCCGTGACGTTTCCGGAGGTGTTGATGCTGGCCCCGTTAAAGGTGAGGCTCGTTCCCTTGATTTTGATTTCTCCGTTTTCTGTAATGTGGATATACGCGCTGTTGTCGCTCAGCGCCAGATACACCGAGCCGCTGTCTGCCAGAATTCGCACGGCTCCATAGGAAAACAGCTCCACCGCCGAGGACGCCGTGCTGGCGCCCGTGATGCTCAGCCATCCCCGGTTGCCAATGTTGAGGTTGAGTGAGTCCAGCCCGCCGTTGGTGTTTGTGCTGACCGTTGCGGCCAGCGCCGTCAGCTCCTGCACGTCCGCAATCAGCGACGAAAGCTGCATCTGAATGCTGGTGTAGCTGCCGTTCTGGTTGAGCAGCAGATCGCTTGCCTTGATGGAGCCGGTGATATCCGCGCCCGTCGCGGTCAGCTTGCCGCTTGCGTCCACCTTGAATGCGCTCCCGATGGAAAGCCCGTCCGTTCCGAAGTAAAGTCCGGCCCCGCCCCATGTGTTGTCGGTGCGGTAGATGCTGCTCTCGGAGATGCTCCACGGCCCGAAACTCGACCCGGCAGCCGCCGTGACCGTTCCGGTCAGCTTCGCGTCGAATGCCTCCAGCGTTCCGGAAGGGAAGTGGAGCTTTTTCTGTGCCAGATAGGCTACCTCACTGCCGCCCTGCCAGAAGCTGACCCTGCCGGACGTGACGGTCAGCAGCTCGTTCTGCGTCTTGTCGATCACTTCCTTGTCGTTGGACACGGTCGTCTCGATGTTGCCGATGCCCACGCCATAGACCGGCGTCACGCCGTTGTAGTACAGCAGCCCCGTCTTGACGTACTGCTTCGAGTTCACGGTAAAAGCGTTGTTGACGCCCGCCGAGAACTCATACAGCTGCCGGATGCCGAATTCGTTTCCGTCAATGGTCATGGTGGCCTTCTGCCAGTACTTCCCAAAGTCCGACACGGCTACATAATTTCCGCTGAGCTTGAGCTTGAATGCCTCGGAGTTCTCCGCCGCGAAATCCGCCGTCTTGATAATGAGCGTCTTGAGCGCGGCAAAGCCTCTCAGCTCCGTCAGCCGCTCCTCCTTCGACAGTGCGCTTGCATCGATGGCCTGCGAGATCTGCGTGAGCACCGCGCCCGCCGACCAGTCCGCGCCGTTCAGCTCATCCGTCAGCTGTACCAGATACCGCCGCAGCCCGTCCAGCTGCTGCGCGGCGTCCCCGCCGGTCATGGGCGGGTACTGTAAAGTCAGGCTCCCCATATGCGCCTCACAGATGGATGAACGGTGCCGTCATTTTCGGCATGTTCGTCCGGTTGTAAAAATCCTGATACGCCGTGTAGTAGGCGTTGTACTTGGTCATTGCGTTGTTGTACCGCGTCATTTCTCCGTTCGCGTCGGAGATCTTCATTTCCAGATACCAGCGGTAGATCTCGTCATACGGCCACGGAATGCGCAGCTTCGTGTCGAGATCGACCGTTTCCGGATACCCTTCGAACGTCTGTTCGCTTGGCTTCTCCTGCGGCACACAGCCGCACCATTCGCGGTCGAGCGGATCGCGCGTCCGCACCCACGGCTCGCAGACCGGATTCCCGCTCCCGTGTGTTTTTTCTATTTCCAGATAGATCACGCCGTCCAGCTCACTGAGCCAGCGCACCTTATCGATGTTCTCATATTGATTTGGCATGAGCCGGTCAACGGCTTCGATCGCCTCTCGGATGGTCATGCTCACTGCCTCCTTTTCACATTCCAAATTCGATAAAAGGGCCGCTTGCGCGGCCCTCTTTATCACTTCTGCTGCATTTCGTTGACGCGCTCAAAAAGCTCCGTCTCCTGCATCTGCGCGTGCTCCAGCACCTCGGCCACCGCCAGCGGCACCTCCACGGGTTTCCCGCGCGGCACCTGATATGCCTTGCCGTTGATGCATACGAACTCGAACTGCTGTTCTGTCTCCGATGCGCGCGGCAGGAAGATGCTCTTCGTTGCCTGCGCTTCGGCCTTGGTCTTTACCTCTGCCATGGTTTCCCTCCTTAGTTGGCCTCGTCCGTGCCGGAATACTCCGACAGGCTCTCTACGCGGACCATGCGATCCTGATAGAGGATCTTCGTCGCGGTGGAGAACTTATAGCCGAGCGTGCTGAACTGGTTCAGCGGGCCGCCCGCCTGCTCCTTGCTCTTTACGATCATTTCCAGACCGCCGCCCTCCGGATCGATCATACCGAAGGCGTCCTTGCCGAGGAAGAGCGTGGAATACACGCTGTAGTAGGTCGCCGCAGGCGTACCGCCAGAACCTGCTGCCGTCTTGACGGGGCAGGTGTTGTTGTTCCAGATCTTCGCCTCAGTCGTCTCGATGAAGCGAACGCCGTGCAGCTCGCCGATCTCGCCGGTGAACAGCGGCGTGACCGCCGCATACTTGTGCGCCTCGATCCACTCCTTGTTCTCGCGCAGGTCGTAGGAGACCGACGGGTGGATGATCGCGACGTACTTGCCGTTGATCGTCGGGGCCTTGAGCTTTTTCAGCGTGGTCACGGCCTTGTTTACCTCGGTCGGGGTGAGCTTGGACGTGGTGTCCATGCCTGCTCTGGTCTCGGCGGCAGTGTGCGCGCCTGCTGCGCTCACCTTGTCGCAGTACTGTACGGTCGTGCCAGCCGCGAGGGTGTCTCGCACAAGCTTGTCCTGCGTGGTGCCTGCCGAAGCGCCCAGTTCCTCGGTCGCACTGAGGATCACGTTGTCGATGGCGTGCAGCTCCAGCTGATCGGATACCGTCAGATAGGTGCCGTACTGGAGGATGCTTGCCGTCATGCTCGACTGTCCGAACTTCTGGCCGGTGGGAATGACGCCCTCGGTCAGTGCCGAAGCGTCCGCGAGGGTGTTGAACTTTCTCCATTCGACCTTCTTGCCCCGGCCCTTCGGCAGCGGCTGCTTTCTGGCGAACTGCGCGTGAATGAGGTTCGGACGCGCGTTTTCCAGCAGCTCCGTGTCGTAGTATGTCTTCATCAGCGACGACAGGTCGTTGGGCGCTGCGAACGCCGTGGTCGAGCCGTCGTAAGCGTTTACATAGTTCTGCGTGGTGTTGACCAGCGTACCGGCGTCCGGCGCGCAGCAACCATGCATGAGTTTCAAAAGATTAATTTTCATTTAGCTCCCTTCCCGGGGCTGACACTCAAAAGGTGATCTTCTCGCCCCGATTGACTCGTGCGCGAATTTCGTCGCGCTGTTGTTTCGTGAGCTTTCGAGGGTCAAACTGTACGGGCATGCCGCTTCCGGCGTTGGCCGCGCCCTCCGGAGGGCGCATCCCGTTTGCCTGGATACCGGCGACGATCTGCTGCTGTGTTGCCTGCGCGACGGCGCGCGTCCGCGCTGCCGCCAGCTCCGCCTTGTGTACGACCTCATAGGCCGTCAGCGCCGGGACGCCGTTGGAGACCAGCCGCCCGAAGTCCGGGTTTGCCAGCTCCTGCGACAGATCCGCCTGCGGGTACATCGCCTGCACCTCCGCAAACTGTCCGACGATGCGGTCAAATTCCGCCCGCCGCTGCATCTCTCCCTGTGCCGCTGCATTCTCGCGCTGGAGCGCGGCGTTCTGCCGCTCCAGCTGCTTCGTGTGCATCAGCGTTTCCAGCGGGATGCCCTTCTCCATGGCCTCGGCCTCATAAAGCCGCTTGTCGTCGGTCAGCCTTCTGGTCAGCGCGTCGTAGTCGATCTTTTCCGGATCGGAGACGTCGATGCCGTACTGCTGGCCCAGCACATCGAGGATGGGGGAGAACTTGCTGATCGTCCGCTTTGTCCCTTTGAGCCGTTCCGAGACGGCGGCTTTTACGCTCCGCTCGTAGTCGGACTTGTACTTGCCCTTGATAAGACTCTCAAAGCTTTCTTCTTCCTTCTGCACCTGAGCGACGGGTGCTGTCTGCGCGGCTGCCGCAGGGCCGGGGGCTCCTTCTGGGCCGTTTGGACAACCGGTCGTGCCGACAAGGGCCGTGGCCGGACTGCTCGTGTTCGGCTGGGCGGGTGCCGTCATACTGCCCATGCCGCCTGCGTCGGCGGCGAAAAACTGGAATGTAATTTTGCGAAGCATAATGCTCCTTTCTGCCCGTCGGTGGGCGAGCCCTTGAATTTATCTCGTCGCGCTGTGCGCGGTCGATACGTTTTCTGCCGCTCAGTCCGGCTGTGTGCTCTTCTGCGACTGCTCACGCGCATTCTTCACGGTCTTTGCCTCCGTGCCCGCTCCTTCTCCTGGCATTTCTGCCTTTGCGCTTCCGGCGGCCGGAGCCTGTGCCTGTGCATCCGCGCCAAGGATCTGTTGTGCCAGCCCGTCCGCCATGGCCGGGTCGAAGCGCTCCGCCAGTGCCAGCGCCATCTGCTGCCAGCTGGCCAGCTCCTGCTGGAGCGTCCCGTTCTGCGCGATCTTCTGGCTGATCTCGTCCTTGCCGTCGAAATCCATCATGTCGAGCGTCGCCAGCGCCTGATCTGCCCTTGTCGGATCGAAGAACCCGAGCTGATAGAATTGCAGCGCCAGCTCGTTCTGGCTGAGCCTCGTATATTCGGAGGACTTCTGCGCGGATACCTCGATATCGAATACCGGCTTTCGCCAGGACACATCTCCGCCAAGGCCCAGCAGTTCCTGCTGCTTGAGGTTCTGGTTGGAGTAGGTGACGTATTCCTCCGTCCCGAGCTGGCCCCGGATGCGGAACTTTCTCGGCAGATCGTAAAACTGCCGGATGCGCTCGATCACCATGCGGATGAGCCGTGCGTATGCCCGGTATGCCGAGCGCGTCGCGTCCTTGGAGCTTCGCCCGGATGCCTCCTGCAATGCGGCAATGGCGCTGGCCGCCGTCACGCCGGAGGACACCGAGCCGTTGTTTACGTCCGTGTTGCCGGTCGTCCACTTCAACTCCTCGATCTTGTTCTGAATGACGTTTATGTAGTTGGCCGACATGGGACTGACCGTGATCGGCATTACCGAGTCCTGTCCCAGATTGCCATTCGCGTGTACAAACGGCTTGCGCCAGTCGGCATATTCCTTTTCGTTGATGCTTCCGTCGCTGCGGATGAACCAGCGCGGCGTGGACGCCATCACGGAGTTTTTCAGGATCGCCTGATTGAGCAGGTCGATCTGCTCCTGTGCGCTCTTGCCGATGTCGATGTAGCCGTATCCGGCAATGGAGCCCTTCACCGGGAACAGCGCATCGATCACGAACGGATAATCTCCGTCCTCGTAAAGCCCGCTCTGCATATTGGGGTCATTCTCGGTCGCGGAAAGGACCGTCTCGCCCACGAATTTGCAGAAGTGGAGCACGCTTTTTCCGTTCTCGATCTTCTTGTAATACCAATCCACCACGAGCGACTTGTTCGTCGTATCCACCTGATCGTCCGTCTTGTACTTGCTGACAAAGGTGTTGTCGCTTCGAAGCGTGTCTCCGACCTGCGGATACCGCTGCCTGATCACGTCGTTGTCCACCAGCTCCGCGTAGAACAGGTTCTTGCTTTTCTGGATGTCGGTCACACCCGGCTCCCAGAAGAGGTTGAGCAGATCGATCTCCCGGATGGATACATCCCCGAGGCCGTTGAGCTTGGAGCTGTCCCAGAACACGCCCCATGCCAGCGTTCCCTGCTTCATCTTCGTCCAGCACGAATCGGAGTATGTCTCCTCGAAATCGTTCTGTTCGAGGATCACCGGCACGATGCTGGTCAGCATCGCCGCCTCGGAGCGGTCGTCCGGCTCTCTTGGCCGGATAGCAGGCTCCGGGAACGCCGCCACGGCGTCCGCGTGCTTGCCCATAATGACGTTGAAGAGCCAAGCAGATCGCCACTGCGGATCGTATGGATTCCCGCTCGGACTCATTTCCTGCCAGTGCTGAAGCTTCCACCACTGTTCGCAGGCAATGAGCCTCTTTTCGAGCGCTGACTTTCCGGCCTTGTACTTGGTCAGCGTGTCCATGGCCGTCCGGATCTGCGCCACGCCGATGGGCTGCATCGCCTCACCCGCTCCAATGTCGCCCAGCACGTCCTGTATCGTCGTCATATTCGTGTTTCCGTCCATGTTTCCTCCTTCTCGCGTCAGGCGTCGCTTCCGGCTTCCAGTACGCGCCCGATGCTGTAGAGCTTAAACGGCCCTTTTCCTGTGATCCGGAACCGCAGATGGTCACACCGCTGCGGGCGGATCGGCAGCAGGAACGTCCGCAGTCCGTGTCCGTCCATGTGTCCGGCGTGCCGGAACTCCCCGCAGGAGTCGTACTCGATCCAGAAGTCGCACGCGCTTCCGACGGGCAGCTGCATCCGCAGATTCAGCCGTGAGATGTATTTCTTCCCGATGAGGCCGCATGTCATGATCCCGGTTGTCGCCGACCATGGGATCTCCGGCTCGACGTTTCCGCCGCCGGAGCCGTAGGCCGTGACGAGCATCCCGTCTGCGCGGAGCATATAAAGCTCATCGTCGAGCGTTGCAAACTGCGTCGCGTGCATGCCGTCCTCCCGGTGCCAAAGCCCCTTGAGCGTGTCATATACGAAAAGCTGCCAGGCATCGCTGCTGTCCTGCATCGAGATGAAATACTTTCCGCGCACGCCTCCGGCAGCCGCCTTGCGGTAAAGCTCCGTCCCGAAGGCGTCCGAGATCAGATAGGGGAGGGAGCCGTCATAGACGCACACGCCGTCCCGTGCCTTGTAATAGAGCTTATCGGCAATGACGGTCAGGCTCTGCTCACTTCCGCGCTGCACGCCTCTGGCCTTGATCTCCTTGACCTGATGCGCGCCCTGCGCGCTCGGATAAATACGGTGAAAGCAGTCCTCCTTGAAGAAAATCGGGCTGTCTGCCAGCGTCGCGGCTCCTGTGAAGCGTCCGTCCGTACCGCAGCTTGCACGCCATGAATCCGTCGAAATGCCCTGATAGCACTCCCAGTTCTTGAAATCACCCAGCTTGCAGCAGTACAGTTCGTTGACGGTTTTTCCTTCGGACACGCCGTACCGGCAGCCCCAGAGCCGGTTCCCGCTCTCGGTGATGTAGTCCATCTTCGGCACACGCCGGGCGGCCTTGACCTCACCTGTGCTTTGGCTCGCGTCCGCGTCCACAATCCCCACGATCACAAGGTAGTTGTCGCCGACGTCCTGCAAAACGTGGGAGCCGTTGAGCTTTTCGACCTGATCCGTCCCGTCGAGGCCGCTGATCTGCACGCCGTCGTACTTTTTGAAGCCCGCTCCGATGCCGTTTGCCTCCAGCTTTACATATACCGTCGGGATGCTCACCCACTGGCTCTGCACGGAGCTCCACTGCTTGAGTTCATGCTTGCCCGTATCCAGCCAGTAGGCGTCATTCGCGGCGTCCTCCGGCATGGCCTGCTGCCGGTATGTGATCGTGATAACGGCCCCGTCCACTGTGCAGACCTTGATGGAAAGCGCCGTCTGCGTGCAGTCCACGAGGTTTTCATGGCCCATGTAGCCGTTGTCCGTGTAGTCCTCGGTGTTGAAATACCATCCGTCCGGGAAAACGCAGATGTACGCGCCCATGGACACCATCTGTTTTTGTCCATCGGAGAGCAGCACCCCGCCCATGTACGGAGCCATGGACAGCGCGTTGTACCACAGCACGCCGTCCTCGATCCATGCCAGCGCGTCCTTTGCCAGCAGCCCTTGGATGCCGGAGAAATCTCCGGCCATTGCGCGGGCCGCGCGCTGAGACAGCAGGGGATAGTAGTCCGATGTGAGATTCTGCATCTCGTAGAATTCGCCATCGGCAATGCGCAGGTTGTGGTTGTAGCCCGCGAAGGCCTCCGTCACCAGCTGTTCCTGCGCAGGCGCGTTCAGTTCTGGGTAACGCATTATCTTTCCTCCATCATGTTCAGCGGATCGATCCACTGCGGCTTTTCCGGCACGGCCAGCATCGGCTTCACCGGACGGCTCATGCAGAAATACCGCCATTCGTCCGCGACGTGATCCTCAAGGCTCGTGTCCAGGTCCTCCGGCTTGTGCTCATCGTACATGAGCAGCGGGATCGTCCGGAGGAACGCCTTGCAGGTGTTGAAAACGTACATGCGCGGGTATCCGTTCTCGTCGAATTGCAGCCGGTAGTGGCATTGCATCCAGCCCGGAATGCGTTTGTTGTCGCCCGGCGTGAAGTAAACGCGGTATCTGGCCGCTGTCTGCGCCACGCTTTCTCCGCGCGAAGCGTCCCAGATCGAAGGGTCTGCCACGCCGGTGATCTGCTTTCCGGCCAGCCATGGATGCTCTCGCTCCATCTTCGCGATCTCTTGAAACTGCACGTCCGGCGACCACTTGACGCCGGTGTTCGGCTCGCGCGTGCATCCGTAAAGCTCCAGAATGCGGTAGATCACGCCGTCGTAATCGACGGCCCACCACGCGCAGGAGAACGGCTTTCCGTATCCGAAGTCGTAGCTCCGGCAGATCGTCCAGCCCGGATCTGGCGTGAACGGCTCGATCACATGGGTGTTCTGCCGTGTCTGGTATCCCTCCGGGTTGTTGATAAAGTCCTCGAAGAACTGGCCCTCGTAAATGTCCCACCGGCCCTCCAGCCATGCCTGCCGGAGCTTTTCCGGCAGCTTTTGCAGCGTCTGGACGTACTCCGGCTGCGTTTCCATGAGCGCCTTGTTGTCGGTCACGAGTGCCTGGATGAACGTGTAGTTCTCCGGCTTTTCGCCTTCCTCAAAAATGCGATCAATGAACAGCCGCTTGAAATATCCGTGGCTCTGGCCGCCCGGGTTGAGCGTGTAGTAGGTGCGCTTCGGGAATCCGTTCGTACCGCGCACCGTGGTATCGATGGCGTCCAGCCACTCCTTTTTGAGCTGCGCGGCCTCGTCGATGAATACCACGTCGTATTCCGCGCCCTGATATTGCAGAATGTCGCTGTCGTTCGCGCAGTAGCCGAACTTGATCGTGGAGCCGTTGCGGAATGTCAGGAGCTTTTTGTCCTGTGCATACCGCGCGACGCCGTTCAGCTCCTGCCTGAGCTGGTTGATGTGGTTGTTGAGCAGCTCCGGATACGTCCGGCGCACAATGAGGATCTTGATCCCCGGCCAGCTGAGCGCCAGCAGCTTTGACTTTGCGCGGATGGACCAGCTTTTTCCGCCGCCTCTGGCCCCTCCGTAGGCCACATAGCGTGTCAGCGCTTCCATGAAGCGCCTCTGCTTGTCGGAGATGCGCGAAAAGTCGAGCGTTATCTTCGCCATTGTGCGATCTCCTCCGGAAGCTCGATCTCCGTCTCCGTCGTGCCGCTTGTCTTTTCATCCCATCCGAACTTCCGTTCCAGATGGAACTTTGCGCCGTTCGCGGCGGAGCTGTCGAGCCGCTGGATGTTGTAGATCTCGATTCGCGCCCCTGCGCGCGCGCAGGTCTTTGCGAACTCATCCGATGTGCGCATCGCATCCCATTGCTTTTCGTCCAGTCCCAGCGCGCCCAGCAGCTCCGGCATGCACGGAGGCCGTGTCCATACCTCGCGCATGAGCGGCTTTTTCCCGCGCATCACCGGCACGACCGCCGTCTGCGTGTGTCCGTATTTGTCGAGCGCGGGGCATTGCATCACGATCCGTTCTCCGTTTCTGATAAATTCCCGATCCTCCAGCACCGGCTCCGTCCTCGTCACCGGCTCCCGGTAGCAGATCGATGCGAAATACCGATCGATTGCGGAGCGAAGCTCCCGCGCGCTTTTGTATACCTTTTCGTTCAGGCTCTTCGCCCCCTTTCGTTTTTCGGAAGCTCTGCCAGGCGCGGAGGTCCCCAACTCCGCGCCCAGTAGGAAGGAAAGAACATGGCTCGTACTGTCTCGGGCCTTCGCCCGGCACAGCCTCCGAAATATGCAAAAAAGCCGGACCTCCGCTTTCGCGGAGATCCGGCTTTCGCTTGCCCATATTGCCCTTCGGATGCACAAGCAGCCGACGACCTCCGCAGCAGCGGACAGATCATCGGCTCAGGCTCATAGGCTCAGGCTCAGTATTCACGATCGTGGTGTTCCTGCAATTTTTGCAGTACAGAGGGAAGTCCCGGAGCCGTGTGGACTCCAGCAGTCGAACCGACGTCCGTCTGCCGCATATCGGGCAGACGACGCGGTCTCCTTCCCTCACTAGCACCTTACCACACTTTTGTTCGCATTGCAAGTACTTTTTTCGCCTCCCCTCGGCATCGTCGCAAAACCCTACACATTTACAAGGCAAGATTTAAGCGGCTCCCGTCCGCTTCAATTTTTTA